AGGCCGAGCTTGGCGAGGTCGCGCGCGGCATCCCCGGACACGGCCCACAGGCTGTCGCCTCGCCGCTGCGCGCTGCCGACGCCCTTTGCCCGGATCAGGAACGTGCAGTGCACGCCTGCCCGCCGATGGGTTTCGAACCACGCCACCTGATGCGGGCGCAGGGTCACGGCCCAGCCGTTGGTCATCTTGTGTTCGATCCACCCTGACGTTTGGGTGGGCTGATGCGCCCAGAAGCTGTCGGGCACGCCAGCGTGGGTCGAGCCCGTCTCGATGGGCGTCCACAGCCACCCTTTGCTCTTGTGCAGGTGGTCTTGCACGATGCGGCGCAAGCCCGCGTCGGCGACGGTCATGTCTTTGTGGGCTCCGTCACATGCTCGCTGCCATCGGGCAGCATGATGATGCGTCGGCACCAGACGCAGCCAGCTTTCTGCGCATCGACCGCCTCGTCGCCCATCAGCAGGCATACAGGCGGCCCCTGACAGACGATGATCGTGGGTGGCTCGTCGTCTTCGTCGGCGATGGTCATTGCCGGGGGCTGAGGTAGTGGTCAACCGTGTGGCGCACGTCGCTATCGTTGCGGTAGATGTCGTTTTCGCGCGCCACCCATCGGAGGTAGTCGAGCGGCACTTCGGCCCATGGCTGGCCCTTGTGCTTGCCGAAATTGCAGGTGGCCAGCAGCACCGGGGTCTGGCTGAGTTGCAAAAGGTTAGCCGGTGTCCGACCCGTCGCCAGCATCCGTAAAAGGATCGCACCTGTGCACGCCGCATCGTAGAGCGCCCTGTGCGGGGCCATGCCCGCCAGCATCTCTTTAGGCGGCTCAGCATTCAGGTGATAGCGCAGAACTTGGTTCCCCATCTTCGGGCTTTCCGGGTAGAGGTGCCGGGCGCACTGGTAGGTGTCGATGAAGGCCAGCGACAGTTCCGGCAGGAACTTCATGTCGAACTTCGCATTGTGCGCCGCATAGAGCATGGTGCCGGGCTGCTCAGCCGCCTTTAGCTGCCCGATGGCGATGCCCCGTGGCACGCAGTAGGGCGCACCGGGCTTGACCTGATCGGGGTGGATGTGGTGGGCGGCCCGCGCCGCCGGGTGCATGGCCGCTGTGGTTTCGATGAACGACCACGCATATTCGCCAAAGACCCAGCCGCTGGCTGGCCGGGTGTCGTCGCCGACCTTTCTGAGGTTGACCAAGCCTAACTCGCACATCTCGGCTCCGTTGGCCGGGTCGTCGCCGGTCGTCTCGGTGTCCAGCACGACGATGCGGTTCACGTTGTCCATGGGCCAGCCTTGCGTTGTGGTGCGAAGCACCGCATAGTGACGGTGCGAAGTGTTTGACACCCTCAGACCTTGGTACGCAAGCTCAACTCAGGCCCCTTCGTCGGGGGCCTTTTCTTTGAGCGCGGTGTCAGCAATCTCCCGGACCCATGGCACGATGCGCCGGTCGTGACTGATGTTCAGCAGCGCCATGCGGAACCGGGCGTTTTCTTCCTTCAGCTTCCTGATAGCCCACCAGCGCCTGCGCGCGATGGTCTTTTTCCTAGCGGCTTCGGTCTGTGCGTCCAGCGTGAAATCGATCTTCCACGGGTTGGGCTTCGGCTTCATTTTTCCAGTCGGTCAAGAATGAGGTTCACCCGCTCGTCGCCCAGCGCGGCCAGCCGGGTGACAATCGTCTGTAGGCTGCTCAGCACCGTGTCACCGCCATCGAACCTGTCGGTGGCGTACTGGTGGTGAGCGTCATACTTGTCGCAGCGGCGGCAATAGCGGGTGAGCCGGGCATTCACATCGGTGGCCACGGCCTTGCATTTCTGGCACTGGTAGGGACGGCGCTTGACCTCGGCCCGGAATGCCAGTTCCTCGGCCCGCGCCCGTTCCTGTCGCATGGCGAGAGCGGTCGGGGATGGCGAGTGGGTCGGAGATGGCGAGTATGGGGCCGGGGGCGCATAAGTCACGAAACCGATGTAGTCGTGATAATTGAACTCGGCCAGCGTGATGCCCCGTTCCTTCAGATACCGGTAGACGTTCGCGTCAAGCTTCGTATCGACATCGATCACCATGGCTTCTTGGCCTCTCCCCAAGTGGGTCCTACCTCGAAATCGACAATCGTCGGGACGACGAGCGGCGTCGTTTCGACCATGATCGCCTGTGCCTTCTCGGCGACCGCCCGGTCGGCGGTGCTGATGTCAAGCTCGTCGTGCAGTTGCAGCATCGGCACGATGCCTTCGCGCCAGCAGGCGAGCATCGCCAGCTTGGTCTGGCGCGCGGCTGAGCCCTGAATGAGGTTGTTCAGGCTCTTGCGGGTGTCGGCCCGCCGCAGCATCGTCTTGGCCCATGGGTGGTCGGGGTTCTCGCGCCGCTTCATGGCCTCGTCGTAGCTGCACGGGCTCATCTTGTGCCCCTGCGCCTCGGCGCTCATGCGCGTGTCGAAATCGACATAGCCGCCCTCCCAGCGCGGGTAGTGCATCCGGGCACCGTCGATCAGCCTGATGTAGCCGCGCTCGTTGGCGGCCCGCTTGCATTCGTCCTCTAGGCTTTTGATGAACGGCAGGCGGTTGTGATAGTCGCGCAGCAACTCTTCAGCTTCGGCGAGGCTCAGGCCAAGCTCTTCCGCCAGCGCCCGCTTGCCTTTGCCGTAGGTCATCGACAGGTTCAAAATCTTGGCGATGGCGCGGGGCCGGTCAACCATCTCGGCGACCATCTGGTGATAGTCGGTGCGCGGGTCGTCCAGATACCGCTGCACTGCCGCCTCAGCGCCCCGTGCACCGACCTTGGACGCGAAGTGCACGGTCAGCCGTGGCTCCTGCTGGGAATAGTCAAGCGCCACCCAGCGCTCGCCCTCTTCCGGGAGGAAGCAGCTTCTGATCGCCACGCCGATGTCGTCCTTGTCAGGGGAAGGCATCTGCTGAAGCGGTGGTTCCGAATAGCTGAACCGGTGCGAGCGTGTCCCCCCGGACGTGTCGCGATACTGGTGTATCTCGGCGTGGATGCGGCCCCGGTATTCGTAGCTCAGCAGGAAGTTCTCAAGGAACTTCGACTTGGCTTCCTCGTACTTTTCAGCGACCGCACAGGCGCGCGGCAGCGGGTGGTCGTGCTTCTCCATCCAGTCTTTGGTGAAGCTCGCCTGTGAGGTCTTCTGGGTGCGCGGGAAGGCGATATGCTCGCGGCTGAACCATTCTTCCATCTGCTTGGGCGAGCGCACCTCTTTCATGCTGGCGGCACGCTTCAGTTCCAGCAGCGAGCCGACCTCGGCCAGTGCCGCGTCGCGCTTGGCGGTGAACGCCTTCATGGTCTGTTCGATGCGGGGCATGTCCAGCCGGATGCCGCGCCGCCGCATGGCGGTCACCATGGGCAACAACGCCATCTCGGTGTCGTAGGCCCCGGTCAGGTTTTGCGCGTGCAACAGCGGTGCCGTGTGCTGCCACAGCGCCCATGTCTGCTCAGCGTCGGCGATGGCGTAGGGGGCCGCGAACTTGGCTTCCACGGCCCAGATGGCCTGAGCCGCCTTGGCGGGGTCGTAGCCCTCGCTTTCCACGGCCTGCGCCAGCAGCTTCTTGTCCTTGCCGGGAAGGCCGATGCGATGGCAGCAATCGTCCAGCGCGTAGCTGAATTCGTTCTCGTCGGTCAACACACAGGCGGCGAGCGTGTCATCGATCTGCGCGCCGGTCAGGTCGGCCCCGCTCGTCGTCAGCCAGCCATAGTCGTAGGCGGCGTTGTGGAAGACCAGCCGGGTGGCGCTCTTGGCGATGTCGGTCACCCACTGCATGACCTCTGTCCGCGCGAAATGGTTGCCGTCAGCATGGTAGATCGGCGCATAGCCGCTGGTGCCCTCGGCGGCCCAGCTTACGCCGCAAATGTAACCTTGGCCGAAAGCCCAGCCGGGGCCTTTGCCATGCTCAAGACCCATGTCGCGGGTTTCGCAGTCAAGCACCACCACCGGATGCTGCCGCAGGTCGGGCAGTTCCGATGGTGGTTTCCAGTCGCTGTCGGGGCGGAACAAGCCAAGCTGCCCTTGTTTGAACCTCTTGGCCACGGGTCAGATGCCCCGGTTCAGTTCCTGCCGCACGGCGCGCACGGCGTCGTCCATGCCCGTGTCGGCGTCGCTGGCGGCAGCGTGGTGGCCGCCGTTCTCGGGCGTGCCGCCATGACCGTTGGCAGCAACCTCTTTCGTCCGCGTGCCATAGATGTCGTGAACCCGCTGCATGGCTTCCTCGCGGGTGCAGCCCCAGCCCACGGCGAGCGCGGCGTAAAGCTCCTGCCCGTCATAGGGCCGCACGGGCTTGCGCAGGCGGTCTGCGACGCAGCGGGCGTAACCGGCGATGTCGTCCCAGTGATCTTCGTGGCTGGGGTCGCCTGCCAGTATGCGGGCCATCTTGTGGGCGATCATATAGAGCGCGTGCCGCTGGGGGTCGGGCAGGATGGGCCAGTTGCGCTCGCGCTGCATGGCCCGCAGCATCTCCCACGTCGCCCGTGAATTCTCGTTGAATTCGCCATGCACGGGGGCGCGCTCGCTCATCACCTTGGCGGTCTTGTCCATCATGCGCTTTCCTTCAGGTTGTAGCCCACGGCCCCGGTGCGCCGGTTCATCTGGTACAGCACGTCTTCGTGCCTTGCGTCGGCGCGCTCAATGAACTCATTCACGGCGTTGTAATCGTCGCGGGTCAATGTTGCCGCGAGCTTCAGGGCGGCCTGTCGCGTGCGCATGACGATGGCGATGGCGTACATATTGCCCATCAGCCGTTCCACCATGCCGAACTGCATTATTTCCAAGAGGTCGCACACCTTGATGCGGGCGATCAGGTTTGGATGCAGCGGCGGCAGTTGCGCCAGCTTCAGCTTGTCCATCTCCCGGCGTTCCAGCCGCTCAACGATGCTCTTGAGGTCGGGATTTTCCGCTTTCACGGGGAACGGGATGTCGCCGACGCCAAGCTCGCCCGCGTCGTGCAGGCGGATATAGCGTTCGACCGGGCCGCCCAGATCGCCGAAGATGGCCGCGTAGATGCAGGCCATCTGCCAGCTATGCTCAGCCACCGTCTGGGTCTGGATGGTAGGCCACGTGTGATACCTTCTGGTGCGGCCCGCGAAATACAGGTCGTCGGTCACGAAATCGGTTTGGGTCATGTAGCGTCCTCGTCAACAATGCCTCTTCCGACCTTGCTTTTACGATCCTTTTTCGTTCCGGGCAAACCTTCGGGCTCAGGTTCGTGGTCTTCCAGCCGCTCGCGCGCCTCGCGCCGCTGCCGGGGTGGCAGTTCCTTGGCCGCCGACGCAGCCCTCGTCGCCGCCGCCTGACTGACGCGGGCCAGCACTTCGACCTGACCGGTGCCGCTGCACGACAGGCACGGGTTGCCCGATACCGGGTCGGTGCCCTCGCCAGCGCACGCCTCGCAGTCGCGTACCTTCTTGATCGTCCTGAAAATGCTCATTTCCATGTCTCCTTGACGCGCCAATGTTGAAGCAGGCGGATTTTCCCTGACGAATTCATGCCCGCCAGTTTGACGGGGTCATCAAGGAACCCCTTGTCATGCAGCGGCTTCATGCGCGGCGAGACAGACCACTTGTCGATGTTCATCTCGGCAGCGATCTGAATTGAAGTCATGTAGCGTGGCCAGCATGTCCGCATGAAATTAAAGACATCCTCTTCCAATTTCGATTTCCCAACA